GTTCAGCTTTCTTATACGAGCTTGACGAGACACTTGCGCACTACGACTTGAGATCTGAGATATCCAGAAAGATTGGATACGCTCTTGCTCAAAAGTATGACCGCCTAGTGTTCCGTTCAATCATTCGTGGAGCTAGAGCTGCATCTCCTATCACTAAATCTGGATTCGTAGAACCAGGTGGAACACAAATCCGTGTTGGTGCTAACAACCAAGCATCTGATGCTTATGTTCCTGCATCTTTGGTAAACGCATTCTATGATGCGGCTGCTGCAATGGATGAAAAAGGAGTAAGTACTGACGGAAGATTTGGAATTCTAAATCCACGTCAATACTATGAATTGATCCAACAGGTTGGTGAAAATGGTCTAGTTAACAGAGACGCACAAGGTACATCCAGACAGTCTGGTAATGGAATTGTGGAGATCGCTGGTATCAAGATCTACAAGTCAATGAACATCCCATTCTTCGGTTCTTACGGAACTAAGTATGGTTCAGCTTCAGCGACAAACCCAGGAGTAACTTCTCCAGGTAACGTCGGTACATTCGTTAGTGAAGCAGTAGAAGATGCTGCTAACGATGTAACTGGAATCAACAACGAGTACGGTGAAGAAACAGAATTCGCTAACTCTTGTGGCATCATCGGACAGAGAGAATCTGCTGGTGTTGTCGAAGCAATTGGTCCTCAAGTACAAGTAACTAAGGGTGACGTATCCGTGATTTATCAGGGTGACGTAATTCTTGGACGCTTAGCCTGTGGTGCTGATTATGTGAATCCAGCCGCATGTGTTGAACTTATTGCAGGTGCTGCAGTTGGTTCATCAGGTAACGCTGCATTCTAAAATGCACACAATTGGGAGTCTTTATGGCTCCCTTTTTTTTTATTTATATTAATCAATTATGGCTTTTCCTACCACTAATGCTGCTACAGAATTACCCGCTATAAATCAAATCCTAATGGCTTGTGGTCAGGCTCCTGTCACCACTTTGGATGAAACCAACCCAGACGTTGCGATTGCTTATCAAACACTTTTAGAAGTTAGTAGAGAAGTTCAAAGTGAAGGATGGACCTTTAACAAGGAAGCGCATTATGAGATGACACCAGATACTAATAATGAGATAGTTATTCCAAGCAACATACTACAAATAGACCTTACGCATAACGCCTCAATAGGTGATAAGAATGCAGTAAGGAGAGGTGGCAAATTATATGACAAACAGAACCATACATATGAATGGACAGATGGAGCTGTTGAATGCGATATCGTTTGGTTCTTTGATTGGGTAGATCTACCACGTCCAATACAAGACTTTATAACAGCTAGAGCATCCGCCATTACCTCTAGTCGAATAGTTGGAGATGAAACTCAGTATGAAATGCTCCAACAGAAAGAAGGATATATGAGAGCTATGGCTCTTGAGTACGAAACAAACCAAGGTGATTATTCATTCTTTGGACAACCTGATGGAGCCAACCCATACATCAGTTATCAACCATACAAAGCACTTAGCAGATAATGGCAGCTATTACACAACGAATCAGTAATTTTTTAGGTGGTGTATCTAAACAATCTGATGACAAGAAATTACTAGGTCAAGTTAAAGAGTGTATTAATGGCTATCCTGATGTCACTATTGGACTAACAAAAAGACCTGGGTTTAAGTTTATTGAGAAACTGAAGAATTCAAGTGGTACAGCTTATACAGGTACATCATTAGATGATGCTAAATGGTTCTATATCAATAGAGATACAGATACAGAAACCTACATAGGATGTATTACTAAGAAACCCACAAGTGGTAACGGTAGTGTTCTTATATGGAATGCTATTACTGGAGCTGCTTGTACTGTACATTTAGATGCTCCAAACTGGGCTGCTAGTACAGCATATGTTGTTGGAGATCAAGTTAAAAATGATAGCGGTAAAATATACACCTGTGATACAGCTGGTACATCTGCAGGTTCTGGAGGTCCAACTGGTACTGGTTCAGATATTGCTGATAACACTGCTAGATGGGATTATACGACTACAGAATCTGCAGCTACTTATCTAACGGGTACATCAAGATTAAACTATGATGTTTTAACAGTACAAGATACGACTGTAATAACTAATAATTTAGTCCCTATTACATCTACAGCAAAACCAACAGCACCACCTTTTACAACTAGATTAGTTTTATTATTGGATGCTACTCCTGTACATACCAATCAATTAAATGCAATTGGTGGTAATTTTATGTCTGGAACTGATGCAGATAGATATATAGCTAAGTGGTATAAATCAGATGGTACAACAGCTACTGATGAGTTTTATGTATCTCATACTGCAAGTGTTGGCAGTGCTACACGAGGTTCAACACAATGGTTGTTAGATAACTTTGCTTTCGGCTTACAAGCATCTGCAGGTCAAAATGGTTTTGGATCTGCTACAACTAATGGAACTATAACTTGTACTGTTGTCAATGGAACTGTACAGGTTGACTGTGTTGAAACATTAGGAGGTACAGCTAAAAGAAAACCATTCGCTTTAGAAATTTCCAATAAAGATATACAAGCAACTTGGAATGATGTGGCTAATGGAATTAATCATACTGTTTTAAGAAGTGGATTTCCTGCTAACTCACAGCTTTGGTCTACGTTTCAAAATAACGCTACAACTGTAGCTACCTTACCAGCATCTTCTTTCCATAATGAATACGCTGAAGTTACTAATAGTTCCACTAGAGATGAAGATAACTTCTGGGTAAAGTATGTAGCTGATAATGAAGATAGTGGTGATGGTTATTGGCAAGAAGCTCTTAGTCCATATGTAAGTACAGGTTTAAATAACACTACACTTCCACATGAATTAATTAATACAGCTACTAATATATTTACCTTCAGACCAGTTACCTATACGAAACGATTAGCAGGTGATGATTTAACTAATCCATTTCCTAGCTTTGTAGATAAGAAGATAGAAAAGGCTTTCTTTCATAGTAATCGTTTAGGATTTTTATCTGGAGATAATGTAATCTTCAGTCAAGCTGGAGAACCATTTAACTTCTTCCACATAACAGCTAGGACACAATCTGATGCTGATCCAATTGATTTATCTTGTCAAACCATACGACCTACATCTTTAAAGAACATATTACCTACAGCACAGGGTTTACTTCTCTTTGCTAAGAACCAACAGTTCATGGTATATGGCTCAGAGGATGGGATATTGACTCCAAGTAATGCTTCAACCAAAGCTATATCAAACTTTGAATTAGATACATCAGTTAATCCAGTTGACTCTGGATCATACTTTAATTTCCTCAGTAAGACACCTGGACAAACAAGAGTTTATTCAATGCTTACTAGAGGTATGAATGAAAGTCCTAAGTCATTAGACATATCACAGATAGTAAGTGATTGGATACCACCAAACATAGATACTTTAATATCAAGCCCACAGTCTCAGCTGTTAGTTTTAGCTAATAAGTCTTCAAAGAATTTATATGTATTCCGTACATTTAATGATGGAGAGAAGAGCATAATGAATGCTTGGGTTAAATGGGAATTACCAGGAACTGTACAGCATGTAAACATTGATAATGATGATATGTATGCTGTTACTAAACAAGGCAGTAACTATACAATTTCATTAGCAAACCTAAGTCAAAGTCCTGATCAAGCTATTATTGTTAATAATCAGGGTCAAAGAGTTAACCCATGTGTTGATCTTTATAAGGCAGCTAGTTCAGTAGTTTGGGATTCAGCTAACAATAGGTCTAAGTGTTACTTACCTTATGCAGATGAATCATCATTAACACCTATTATTGTCATAGCTGGAGACACGTCTACAGGGACGTTTGCTGACTCTGGATTCACCATATCACCCACAAGAGGATCAGATGGTACTGGACCTTTTTTCATCGTCCCTGGAAGGGATTTAACCAGCGTTGCAAGTAATGTAATTGTTGGATATAAGTATAATTTTGATGTAACTTTACCTAGAATATATTTCCAACAAGAACCAAGTGGAGGTAAAGCAGATTATGCAGCATCCTTAACTATTGCTCGTATGAATTTTGCTGTTGGTCTATCAGGAATAATGGGATTCAAGTTAAAGAGTAAAGGTAGAAGTGAATGGTATAACCTTACTCCAGTTATTAGTGCTAATAGCTATTTGGCTAACGATATACCACTAGAAGAACATTCAATATTTACTCTACCTATTCACCAACGAACAGAAAACATAGAAGTGAGACTCTTTAATGACTCACCATTCCCAGTCTCTTTGAACTCGATGATGTGGGAAGGAAAATACTCACCACGATTTTATAGGAGGACTTAGATATGCCAGAACCAGTAACAACCTTAGCTATAGCTAGTGGGGCTGCACAATTAGTAAGTGGCTTCTTTGGTCGTAAATCAGCATCAAAAGCTAGAAAAGCTGAACAAGCATTTCTGAAAAAGAAATACGAAGAATATGATTATCCATCTTGGTTATACCAAGGTATGAAACTTGATGCTGATTGGCAGCATAAGCAAGATGGTATAGATATTGCTAGAGAGAATGAAAGGTTATTAGGTGAATACAAAAGTAAGAATGCTGATAATCAATATGGTCATGCCTTAGCAATACATAAATTCCAACAAAACAAGTTAAATGAACAATATGAAAAGTCTGAGAAGTTATATCAAGGTGCTTTAGGTTTAAACGAACGATCTGCTCAAGCCGCTAAAGATGACTTAGCAAGAAAGTGGGATGAGACAGTAATGGAATATAGCTATGAAGACGAGAATAGAATGATCGAAAGCTTGTTAGCTGATGGTGCAGCTAGAGCACAAGGTAAAGCTGGTGTTACGGCACAGAAAGCTTCACAAGTTAGAGCAATGGAATTAGGTGTTGATCAAGCTATTAATCATCAATCTTTAATGAGTGCTGGTCTTCAGACTGATGCTGACCTAAGAGATATTCAATTCCAAAAGCAAGCTGCAGATATGCAGGCTGATGCTCAAAGAATGCTTAAGCCACGTCAAGCTCCAGGTCCAATTAGACCACTAGCAGCACCACAAGGTCTATTCCAAGATCTTAGACCACTACAAGAATTTGATTATGGTGTTGCTCCAATAATGGGAGTAGCTCAAACTCAAGTACCAAGTTGGGGAAGTGTATTAGCTTCAGCAGCTGGTAAAGGTATATCGGCATACGCACAGTACACACCTGGTAAGAGTAGCTTTGATGCTGAAAAACCTGTTAATTATTTTTAATAATAACTACTAATAAACATGTCAAAACAAAGAGCCAAGTTCCGTGGGCACGCCCAAGGTAAAGGTTATCAGAATTTTGATCCAGGCTATGCAGGGCTGTCACGGCAGCAAGAAAGAGATTCTAAAGAGATTTCTGATCTAAAAGAAAACTTACAAGATATCAAAGCTAGGGATTCAAAACAAGAAACCGAAATTGAAAGAGCTAATACCATCACTGCTAAAAGTCGTGATGAGGCATATAGTTTTGTAGAGGATAGTACTTATCAAATAAGACAAGATTCTCTAGAAAAAAACAAACGACAAGAAGAGCAAAACTTTCAAGCTGATCAAGCAAAGAGAAGTCAAGAAACAAAGAACTTGATGAGTCTCTTAGACTTTAGCGAGACGCTTTATAAGAGCGTTATGACAGTTAAAGATAAGAACTGGGATGCTACTGCTGAAGACTCATATAACTACTACATCAATAATGGTGGTCTACCTATAGAGAGGTTACAAGCAACTGATATTAGAGAGGATGCTGGTTTCCAACAAGGTCAAGAGATTAATAGACAAGCTGATGAATTACAGAAGAATGGAGTAGACCCTAGAACTGTTAATTGGGTTAGACATAAGAACAGTGCTGTTGACTATGGATTTTGGAAAGCGAGGGCTGTTAATGCTGGTAATCAATATGGTGATTGGATTTCAGAAGAAATAGTGAAATCTGGTTTATCTGATCCCTATGAAATTAGAGCTAAATTAGATGAACTTCAGATTGAATATTTAAAGCAAACTGGGCTTTATAACCCAGAGAAGAAAATGGCTATGAGTGCTGATTTTTTAGGTCCAACACTTAATGCCATGGCTAAATCTAGAAATGCAGTTGTCAGTAAATATGAAGGATTAGACTTACAAAAGAAATCACAGAAACTGACAGAGAAATCAGCTCATGAATTTTATACTCATCAAACTGTTGAATCATTAAATAATTTATTTGATACCTTTTCAAGGGAACTAAATGAAAAGGGAAAACCAAGAGGACGTAACCCAGAGTTATTTTTAAAGACATATCTAGGAGATTCTTCTCTTATTAGTGATGAAAAATATGAAGAGTTGATGAGTGGCTTAACCTCAGATGGAATGATATGGGGTGACAGACATAAGGTTCATGTGGATGCCATAGGTGAGGAACGTACTGATGACTCTGCTCAAGATTACAGAAGAGAGAAAAACAAACTCACAATAGGGAACGCTAAACTTGTAGATGATACAGTTGAACACTTCCTAACTAAAGATGATTTTTCAGATGAAGAACTAGACCAGGCTATAAGTCAACTTAATTTATCTGGAGCTGATACTTCTAAATTACAAGCACTACAAGATCACAGCATAGAGGAAAGACGTAATAAATTCTGGGAAGATCATTTTGAAGACTTAGAGAAAAAAGGTATTCTGAGAACTTCAGATGTCATGAGAGCTGATGTTCCTCGTGATGTTAGGAAAACGTTTTTACCTATTGCTAAACAGTTTGATGACTATAGAAAGACTACAGGTACGAGTGATGAAGATCTTAAAAAGACATTTAATGCTGCACTAAGAGAGAGAATTGCAGCTGGTAGTTTAACGTCTACAGCTCACTATAGTTTAGGACTAGCTGAAGGAAGAGCTGTTCAGTTATACAACGAAAAGCTTGTTCATTACTCAAAGAATAGTGATCCAAAAGCTCATGAAAACGCATTGAATTTTGTATTAGAGCAGATTCAACAAAATAAAGGAGACTTTCATGTAACTGAAGTTGATCTAATAGATAGCTTGTTTGGTGATAAAGCTTTCTTCTCTCGCTTTACTCCAGGTGATCATGAATTTGCACCACAAGTTGCTAACCCTCTTGACTTTGATAAGACGTTAGAACAGCTTCAAACAAACCCTGATCTGATTAATAAGAAACCACTATTTGATATAGAGGTATTACAGCAACAAGCAGAGAATATAAGACGTGGACAGCCTATAACTATACCTCCACTTCTGTATGAATTATCTAATGCTAATCCAGAAAGATATGGTTCAGCTTTAGATATGTTGCAAGGTCAGTTTAAGGCAGCAAAGATAGATGTTGACGTTGGTAAAGATTTCCGAGTTGAGTGGGCTGGTAAAACAACCGATCCAGCTACTAAGAAATTCTTACAAAAGATCCAAACGAAACAAGAGGCAATACTTGGCTACAAGATCTTGACTGGTGGTACTAGAGATATGAATTTCATGGACCCAAAAATCAGATCATGGATGGCAGGTACAACTAAAGATGGAGAAGCACAGCCTGGTACTGCTGAATACAACCTTAATCTGATGATTGAAGCATCAGGTGATGTACTAAATGTCGAAACTGTGTCTTATAAAGATGGTGTTATAACTGCTAATACAGCTGAATCTCTTGCCTTCTTAAACGATAACTACATGGATTACGGATTAGATCGTTATTACGGACATGATCATAACGGCTTTGGAGGCTTTTACTATGAATACGCTGGAGATGAACCAATATGAACCCTGAAGATTTACAAGAACATCAAGACCTTATACAAAGGCTTAGAGATGAAAGAGCTGATAGAGAACTAAACACACTACAACAGGGTTATACATACAATCCATCTAGCTCTTATGCACCATTAGTAGGTGAAGAGATGCCAGAACGTGTTGATAGAGATCAACAGTTAATTGAGAGTATTGCAGCAACAAAAGAAGGTCCACAAGTTGAAGTACCAGAAGCAACATCAACTCAAGAAGTCTCTACTCCAGATCAAGATGGCTTTTATAAAAGTATTGATGGACAAAGATATACAAGAAGTGCTGAAGAATATGCCAAGATGCCTTTCATGGAGAGCTTTGCGGCACGCTTCAGAGAACAACAACCTGGATGGAGTAACCCAGAATATTACCCTGCAGCTGCTGGTTTAGGAATACTTGATATTCCATTTGATATAGCAGGTGCATTAGGTTTTGAAGCTTTAGATGATGCTTGGGATAGAGCTACCAAACTAGAGAATGCCTCTGGTCAAAAAGTAAGGAACTTTGTCAACATTGTTTATCCAAACATGGTTGCAGCTGGTGGTGTATTAAAGGCTACTCAGGCTGCAAAGCTTACAGGTATAACAAAAGCTGTTGCTAATGTAGGTGGTAATGCACTTGCTGCTACAACTATTGCTGGAGTTAGTGACTATGCAGAAACAGCAGATAACACAGCTAGAGCTTTAGCTGATACTTTCCCAGAGACTTTCGGTGCTCAAGGTAGATATCCAATACCTGAAGACTGGAAGACTTTAGATGGTGATTCCCCAGAGGTAAGAAGACAAAAGAACATGTTGGATGAAACTGTTCTTAGTGGTGTAGGAGACATTCTTGGTTATGTGATTAATGCAGGTAAACCAGTATTAAGTTGGTTTAACCCTAAAGGAGCTACAGCTACTGCTTTTAAAAATAAGCAAGTTATGAAGAATGCTGATCCTGAAAGCATTATGAAAATAGCTGAGTTAGATGAAGCTATTGCATCCAAAACTTTACCTAAAAGAGATCTCAGTCTACTTAAGAAGACAAGAGATAAGTTATACGAACAAATACAAAAGTTTAATAAAACAGACGTCACCCAGAACGCTGCTGATTCATCCCTTAAACGTGCTCAGAAGTCACGTCAGATTCAAACAAATAACGAAGCTATACGAAAGCTTGAAACAGATCCAACCTCAACTAACTATGACCCAGACATAACACCTGGATTAGCAACTGCTAAACAAGCTTCTAAAACATCCATACCACCTGGAAGCATCCAAAAGAATGCAGCCGATGTAGCAGCTATAGATGGAAAAGGGCTGACTACTGGTACTCCTAACCCTATGTACACCAAGACAATGGAACAGAAGGGTTTAGTACTTGGTAAGTCTAGAAATATGGTTAGAGGTATAGAGGCGTTAAAGAAAATGGCTGGTGATTACGATGCCATCATTGATGGGTTCCGTATCACAAGTCAAGATATGAGTGATGCAGCTTGGAAGGTATATAAGGACATACTACGTCCAGGTTCTGCTGATGATCTAAAGAAAGTATTTGCAGATAATAGAGCTATTCAACAAGTATTAGATGGGAAGGGAAACTTTAAAGATGTCTCATATATCAACGAAGTACAAGCTCAAGGAGCTGCAGTAGCCCTAGCTGATTTAGTTGATCTTTATTTAGGTAGAGAAATAACTGAGTCTTCAGCAAGACTAATGACTACTTTAGGTAAAGAAATAGCTGATAAGTCTGGTGTACCTAGAACCTTTAAGAATCTTGCTAGTGACGATGTTCTAATTGAGCAAGTCCTAGATAAGATGGAAATACTCATGTCTGAGTATGGAGTTAATAAGTACATCTCAGGTTGGCAGTTAAACAATAAGAAGTGGTGGGAAGTCTGGAAGAAGTCATCTGACCCTGATGAGTTAGTAGATCTAACCCTAAAGGAATTCACTGAAGTACAAAATGCTAAACATGGTGAGTTTAAAAAGTTTAGACAGAACCTAGCTGCTATCAGAGAAACTAATCCTGAAGCTATGCGTCCATTACTAGATGCGTTTGCTTACTCAGGAGGTAAGGTAGATGACTTACAAAAGCTATATGCCTTTGCAAATGATCAAGTAAGTATTGGTGGTCTTATAAAGAGTCCTGACCATAAACGAATGAATGCCTTTGCAAGAGGTGCTTGGTCAGTTGTCTATAACAATGTTCTATCTGGTTTATCAGGTTTAAGAGCAGCTGTAGGTAACGGCTCCATGCTGATAATGAAGCCTATGACAACAATGCTAAGTCATGGACTAGAAGCGATTGTTAAAGGTGATATGGAGCCAATCGAAAGGGCTATGTATTACCACAGTTCCATGTTTGAAACTGGACAGAGAGCTTTAGGTGATGCCTTAAACAGAATGAAGAAAGTCCATAGTGATTCTGACTTTATGGCCAGTGTCATTAGGAAAGACTACCTTGTAGAGGAAGATAAAGTATGGAATATCTTAGATGACGCAGCTGAATTAGCTGAGGCAAATGAAGATAATCTTGGTTATCTATGGCAATACAAATGGGCTAAGAAGAATAAAGAAGTATCTCAAATGAAGTGGATGCGTACAGGCACAACATTTATGTCTGGAGTTGACTCCGCAACAGATACATTTATGGCTACTATGAACTCAAGGGTAGCTGCCTACGATGAAGTATTTGGTAAGTATGGTAAGACTTTAGATCCGAAGAAGTTTGAAGAGTACTTAGCTATAGCTGAGAAGAAGAATTATGATGCCATGTTTGATAAGAATGGTGTCTTAACTGATAAAGCTGCTAAGGCTGCATCTGGTGAGATTGCTTTGAACCTAGAAGATAGTACATCAACTTGGATTAATACAGCTACTACTGCTGTACCAGCTTTAAAGAACTTCTTTATGTTCCCTAGAACTGGTATAAACATGGCAAAACTTGCTATGTCATATACACCTATAGCAGCAATACCAGGACTTAATAAATACTCTAAAATCCTCTATGCAGGGGATGACATGGTGAAGATCAAAGCAGCTTTAAAGGAGCACGGTATTAAAGACTTTGATAAAACTCCTAATGCAATGGCTATCTATAAGAACTTGCAAAAGGAATATCAAGGTAGGTTAATGCTTAGTTCTACTACAGCTACACTTGGTTTTACCTATGCCATGAATGGTGGTATCCGAGGTAATGGTCCTGTTAGTGGTACAGATAGACGTAAGTTAAAAGATATGGGTTGGAAGCCTAAGACAATAAAGATTGGTAATAACTGGGTTAGCTATGAAGGTATCCCAATGTTAGATACCATCCTTACTGTTATGGGTGATGCAGCTTACTATCATAATGATCTTGGGTCATCTATGACTCAGAGTATTGTTGATAAATTAGCTTGGACTATATGTGCAACATACGTCAATAACACACCTCTCTATGGTATGGAGCCGTTACAAAAGGCTTTTGCTGGTGATGAATCTGCTTGGCAACGTATAACAGCAAACATGATCAGAGGTGCTATACCTATGTCTGGTGCTTTAGGAGTTGTAAGTAATGCCATAACCTCATCTCAAAAAGATATCTATAAAGATATGATGGGATATGTCACTAACAGAGTACCTATTGCTTCAAGCTTCTTACCTGAGCGTATTGATTATTGGACAGGTGGAGAGATTAATGAAATTGATAACCCATTACTAAGAACACTTAATGCTTTAAGTCCTATTAAAGTTAGTCAGGGTGAGGAACTTTGGAGGAAGTGGTTATTAGATATTGGATTTAATGGAATTAGTATTCTTTCTAAAACCTATAATGGTGATAGAGAATATACTGCTGAAGAAAGAGAAATCATTGGTCGTCTGATAGGTGAACAACAGCTATATAGACAAGTCCAAAGAGTAATGAAATCTGGCAGGTATAACAAAGAGATTGAACAACTTAAGCTATATCGTAGAGGTAAAACCTATGATGAAGTTAGACAGTATGCTCAACGACTACCAGTACATCAACATCTAAATAAGATTATTAAATCTGCTCAACAACGTGCAGAGTTCACATTACAGAATAGTGATGAATATAAGCATATTGGATTTGATATTAGAGGTAGAAAGATAACTAAGAAACTAATGGAGAGAGGTTTAGTTGATAGAGCAGCTAATCAATCTAAGCAGAACGAAATACAGAGACTCTTAGACATACGCAAATAACGCACACATTCAATGGCCACAACTGAAAATACATTTACAGGTAATGGCTCCACCACCAATTACTCATTTACATTCCCATATATTAAGACCACTGATGTTAAAGCTAGCATCAATGGCACGGATACAACTGCATTTACATTAGCTAATGCAACAACCGTACAATTTAATACTGCGCCAGCAAATAGTGCTGCAATAAGAATCTATCGTGGAACTGATGACTCTGCTTTACCTGCCACCTTTTATGCAGGGTCATCAATTAAATCATCAGACTTAAACGATAACTTCTTACAAAACTTATATACCAACCAAGAAACAAACAATAATGTTTGGACTACTGGTACAAAGACTATTGATAGTTCAGAGACTTGGGTTGGTAATAATACAAAAGTTGCTACTACAGGAGCCATTGATGGTCGTGTAGATGCAAAGATTGATACAGCTTTAACTACTGATGTTGCAGCTGGTAATAAGATCACTGTTACGGATAACAGCCCTGGTAGTGGTCAGATAACAATTGCTTTAACAAGTGGTTCATTAGTTAATAGTGATGTCAACGCATCAGCTGCTATAGCTGGTACAAAGATTAGCCCTGACTTTGGATCTCAGAACATAGCTACCACAGGTACTGTTGATGGTAGAGATGTATCTAACGATGGAATCAAGCTAGATAGTATTGAAACTGGTGCTACAGCAGATCAAACAAATGCAGAGATAAGAACAGCAGTTGAAGCAGCTAGTGATTCAAATGTATTTACTGACGCTGATCATTCAAAGCTAAACGCTATAGAAGCAGGTGCAACGGCTGACCAGACTAACGCAGAGATAAGAACAGCAGTAGAAGCAGCTAACGATTCAAATGTCTTTACAGATGCTGATCACAGTAAATTAAATGCAATAGAAGCTAGTGCTACAGCAGATCAAACATCTGGTGAAATTAAAACACTATTACAATCTGACAAATTAACTGCTAGTGAAATAGCAGACGGGACAATTACTTCTACTCAAATAGCAACAGGTGCATTAGATGGAAGGTATTACACAGAAACAGAATCTGACGCTAGATATTTCACTGTAAGTACTGGTGACACTATTAAAGATGGTGATGCCTTCCCAGATAACGACACAACAATAGCTACAACTGCTGCTATCAATGACAGAATTATTGATCTTGTCGATGATGTCGGTGGCTTTGTACCAATAGCAAATGAGACTAGCTTTCCTAATGCTAATCCTGACGTTAATAACGGTACAGGTACTATTGTTAGTATTGGCTCATTAGCTGGCAACTTAACCTCAAATGGTAGTGGTGTAATAACTATTGCTAATGGAACTGTAGGAAACTCTACAGTAACTATTACTGGAGCTGCTAATAGCACAACCTATAGTGCTGGCTATGGTTTATTAGTCGAGACTACTTCTACACTTAATACTTATACCTTCCATAGGTTGTCGTCTAAAGCTACAGAGGTTTCAACCGTAGCTGGCAATATATCTAATATTAATGCTGTTGCTAATAACGCTAGTAATATCAATAGTGCTGTAAGTAATGCATCCAATATAAACAGTGCTGTAAGCAATGCTTCTAATATTAATTCAGCAGTAAGTAATGCTTCAAATATAACTACTGTTGCTGGTAATAATTCCAACATCAATACAGTAGCTGGAGCTAATAGCAACATCTCTACAGTTGCAGGATCTATCTCTAATGTAAATAATGTTGGAGGTTCAATAGCAAATGTAAATACAGTAGCTACCAATATTTCTAACGTTAATGACTTCTCTGATAAGTACCGAGTAGCAAGTTCAGCACCAACAAGTAATAACGATGCTGGTGATCTTTACTTTGATACAAGTGCTAATGAACTAAAGGTATATAACGGATCATCATGGCAAGGTGGTGTAACAGCTACTGGTAACTTAGCTGGATTAGGAGCTAATACGTTTACTGGTAATCAGAGTCTTGGAGATAATAATGAAATATTACTTGGTACAGGTAATGATTTTAAGCTAAGGCATGACGGGACGGATAATCATATTGCTAGTGCTAATGGTGATATCAATATTCAAGTTGCTGATACTGAAAATGCAATTATTGCTAAACCTAATAATTCAGTAGAACTCTATTACGACAACGCAGTAAAGCTTCAAACTGATTCAGGTGGGGCTTCTATTAATGGCAGATTGCACTTTGGCGGTTCTGATACATATCAAATAAAATTAGCTGATAATCAGAGAATAAGATTTGGATCTGGTAATGATCTCCAGCTCTACCATGATGGAACGAATAGTCACCTTTACAACGCCACAGGAACTCTTAGGCTACGTGGAGATTCAATTAAACTTAACAATGCTGGAGCCTCAGAAAACTATTTAGTTGCAGCAAATGGTGGAACCGTAGAACTCTATTACGACAACAGTAAGAAGTTTGAGACATCAGCTATAGGTGCAACATTAACTGGTCATTTAACTCTAACTGATGAAATAAATTTAGTTGGTGGTTCAGATGGTCCAAGATTTATAGATTCACAACTTGGAGGCGGTAACGGTTTGCATTTACGCAAAGTTACTGGTGGTGATACTGGTCATGAAAACATGGCTAAGTTTCATGGTGATGGGAATGTAGAACTCTATTACGACAACAGTAAGAAGTTTGAGACGACGAGTGGTGGAGCAAAAGTAACAGGAACTTTAGAAGTCACTGAAGATTTTGTAACCACAATGGCTTCTGGTTATGATTTTTGGATTGATAGATCTGGTAATAAAATTCAGGCGGGAGATAATATAAAATTTCAATGTGGTAATTCAGCAGATCTCCAGATCTACCATGATGGATCTCATACTTACCTAAGCAACAATACAGGTAATCTATATATACAAAATAATACTGCTGCCGACGTAGGTGGTGATATTCATATTAGAGCAAAAGCAGGTGAAGGTGGTATTAGTCTTTATGATGACGCAAGCGTACAACTATTTTTTGATGGTAGTAAGAAATTCGAGACGCTAAGTGGTGGAGCAGCAGTTACTGGATATCTCAATGTTGATAAACCTGCTGATTACTGGTCAACAGCATCAACTTATGTGAATGTTGCTAACTACGGTGGTCTTGGTACGCACGGTGGTTATGAACTCACCTTAACGGCTGGTGGTTACAGAAAAGGTAGTTCCCAATGGGAAGATTATACAGTTAATAGTCAGTCTGGTTATGCTGCTCAGATTGGTTTAAACCCAACAAACGGAAACATTGTATTCCGTACTGAATCAAGTAAGTCAACTGGCGAAACATCTGGTATTACCGAAAGGATGAGAATCCATGATACAGGTGAAATACAACTACCAGATAACGGTAAGTTCACCTGTGGAGCTGCTAATGATCTCCAGATCTACCACAACAACCATAATTATATAAAAAGTACAACTGGTGATCTTATACTCCAAGCTCCAGCAGGTAATTGGTTCTATGTAAAAACTGATGCTGGTAACGATAATTCAATTATTGCTAAAAATAACGGAGCCGTAGAACTCTATTATGACAACAGTAAGAAAATAGAAACTACCTCAACAGGTGTAGCCGTTACTGGCAACCTCAACCCTGCTGCAAACAATACTCATGATTTAGGAACATCATCTCTACGTTGGAATAACCTATACGTCAACGATATGCACTTCTCAAACCATCCAGAGAATCCAAACTCTGTTGATGGAACATGGGGTGATTGGACACTTCAAGAAGGAGAAGATACTATATATATGCTGAACAACCGCAATGGTAAGAAGTACAAAATGGCGTTAACGGAGGTATCGTAATGACAATTTATTTTGGAGATGGTTCAAACATGGCTGCCGCTGCTGGTGGTAATTCTACAAAACTAGCAGATGCCAATGGTGTTTTAACTTCTAATAATGATGGAAGTTATCATGAAATAGTAGTAACAGGTTTAGGTGGTTATCATCAAATTAATTTCTCTTTATTTGTAGGTCATCCTCAGTCCAATAGTATCTCTGGTGGTAATGCTAAATGTGATATAAGAATTGGCAAAAGCGATGGTGTGATAGATGATCGTTATAGATGGTGTGAGTCTGACTATTCTGATAATGGTGAATCTGGTGATAAACAACAGATGTATTTCAATAATGCAAGTGGTTCTTTTTTAGGACACCACACTGGTTATAACTGCAAATGTAGTATTGTGCAGATGCAAATGTTTAATTGGAATAACACCGCAGATATTGTATTTGGCGTTGGTCATAATACATGGACAAATGGTTCAGACATGCGAACAAAAACTAGATGTGTTTCATTTCAAAATCCAATATCAAATCATGCGATGGATAGAATGGCTTTTAGATTTCCCGATCCAGGTAGTATAGATACTAGATACCACTACGTCATAGAGGGTGTATCATCATGACTAAAATCGTACGTTATATTGACGGTGTTTTGACACCTTATCCAGCAGATGAAGAGACAGCTTTATATGATAAATGGAAAGCAGCAGATGCTGAAATTGATAAACTTCAAACTAGGCAAACAAGAGATGAACTACTTATATATGAGGTAGATCCAATAGTAACTAACCCACTAAGATGGGATGCTTTATCTACAGATAAACAAAACGAGTGGAAGACATATAGACAATCTTTGCTCGACGTGCCTGCTCAGTCAGGTTTCCCTAATTCGGTCACATGGCCTACTAAACCTACTTAATTAAAAATGGCAACAAAAACTTGGCAAGTAAACACCCTTCAGCGTGAACTCGCAGATGGGTATGTAAACAAAGTTATCTACCGTGTTAACGGTGAGGATGGCACTTATAAATTCAGAGCTACTGGTGAGGTTGATCTTCCGAAGCCTGACACTCTTGTTCCTTACGCTGATCTTACTGAAGCAACAGTATTATCTTGGGTCAAGCTTAAACTAGATGCTGACAAAGAAGGTACTGTAGCGGCTATTGAAACAGCTGTAGAGAACGGCGTTAACGAACAAAAGACTCCAACAACAGGTGTAGGTAAGCCTTGGAGCTAGGTGAAAGCACCTAAACTACCTAGTGCTTTAGATATGCCTAGCATCCCTCTAAAGCAACCATCAGCAGAGATGCCAA